CTTGTCCGAGAAAATACGCTTGCCGTCATCATCGACCATGCACAGTCCAACCAGTTTGGCTCGCACGTTTCCGAACCTATTGACCGAACACGACTCCTCGAATGAGTCGCGGTCAGTTCCGGTCAACGTACGAATCGTTACGCCAACTCCCCACTCGGGAACGTCAACGTGTTCCGACGGCAAGTCCGACGCCGCTAAGATCGTTTCTTTCAAGCCCATGCAAATTCCTTAATCACTAAACGCCTCTTCCTGTTCGACCATCGTCGAATCTGAAACGCGGATCGTCATATCCGCCGTATTCACCGCGTCACGATCGGCGGACCACGATAGGTTCGTGATGAACCCGCGAAACGCGACCATCATGCGAGTCGTGGTATCGCTGGTGTTCGTTCCGGAACACGTAACCGACATGATGTAGTTGCGATGCTCGCGGCCTTGATACACATCCAGAATGTGGTCCGCGTTGAAGAGGTTCGTGCTGCCATAGTAGCTAGTCTGAATGTCGGCAGTGTTGTGCTGCGGTACAAGGTTCAAAGTCGCCTGCACCGTTGCAGCCAAGTGGCCTGGAATGAATTGCCTCGCGGCACCGCTGCCCATATGGGTAACGTCGTGCTCTGAACATTCCATCTGTGGGTTGAACGTTAATACCTCGCCCAACGTCGTATAGTTAGACGTGGCCTCATTGCTAACGACGCTAGTAAGCGTCGAAACGCCGATCCGTAGGGTCGCGGCATCGCCGATCCTTGCCATCATATCAACAGCCATAGGTCAACTCCTTTAATGTGCGGGCAACGGCTCGCAGAACCAAACCCCGACAACCAACGTTACCCGACCGATGATTGCGTCTTTACCTGCTAAGTCCTGTTCCCAATTGTCCAAGTCGTCATCGACGTACGCTCGCTGGATCAGATGATCGCCTGCAACACCGCCGAAGTCGTCAATCCGCAACCGCACGAAGTCCGCCAACTGCCGTGCAACCTTTTGCGTCGTTGCCCAACAGTCGATTTGAAACGTAGCCCGCGATACGCCACTGGGTCCGCCCAAGTGCCGGTTGCGTTGAGTCGATCGACGTTGAAACGTGATATTCGGATAGTCAGCAGACTGCGGCGAACGAACATAGTAAATACGAGTGCCGACAAGCGCTTGTATCGCGGTGTCCGTGCGAAGGATTTCATTTATCGCAGTCTCGATCATACCGCTTTCGCAATCTCGGCTCGCAGTGTCTCGGCAATGAGCGTCTGTATTTCCCCGATCGTTTGGTTAAACGCCGGACCCATGAACGGCTTCGCAGGCACGGAACCCGTTTGCTTGCCCTCTTTGGTCACTCGCGGCCCGGTCCCGAACTCGATAAAATGTAGATACCAGCCGCCCCCAATGGGACCAACAATCGCATTCAACTCGTCACGATACAGCCTGTTCAGTTGGACAGTGTGGCCGATCGACTCCATGCCTTCGCCGGTGCGTACGATCCCCATGCCACGCATATTGCTTTTCACGGCGTCTACCAAGACGCGAGCCCCACGATTCAGCGCCTTGCGTGCGGCTTTTCTTCGCACCATTTGCGGTAGAAGTTTCATGGTGCGGCGCAATTGCCTGTCCGGCGTTACAGTGAATTTGATGACCGAAGTTTTTGCCATTCAACCAGCCACAATTTGCACTTGGTACGACGCATCGGTGTCAGAACTCGATAAGTCGATGTTTTTCACGGTGGCCGAGACGTCCGCCAGGCCGTCTTGCTGATAGATCATGAGTATTCCGCCTGGGAACACGTCGATATTGGACGACGT